TTAGGCTTTTTGCTCATCAATGATCCCTCTTTGTTCTATTACATTCTTTGCAAAGCATCTGAAGGTTATCATCAGTTGTATGACCACCTTGGCTCCACGGGATAATATGATCTCCATGCATTTCATCGTATTTAAATTCCTTACCACAAATAGGACAAATATGTTTCTGTTTCTCATATGCTCTTCTTTTCTGATTTTCGGTAAATGCTCTAATTGACAAATACTTTTCATCATTTACTGTTCTATCAGAAAGAAGATAGGGGATAATCCCTGACTGTTTAGTTACATCATCATCTTGCGTAAGTGCAATAAGTTCTTTTTCGAGGTTTTCTGGATCATAAGTATTATCTTTATATCTATTATACAAGATACCCCAATCCTGAGAATCAGTGATTCCTTTTCTAGGAGTTGGGAACAAAGATTTACCCCAATTAATTGCTTCCTGGAAATAACTCCACAATTCATTGGCATCTTCATCAAACTGATGCCTCGCCATATATACTGGAATACTATCTACACCATCTCTATCTGAAATCCAACTCAATACTTTCTCAAGATAATCCTGTCTAATCGGGTTTCCCTTAATATACCCTTCAGCAAATTTACCTGCAACACAATTTCTTTTTGAAAAATACGTTTTAGCGTCTGATGTCCATGGACCAGCATATGTCGCATTCAAGAGTTCTTGAGGTGTAAGAACCTCTCCAGCAATATTAATAACTCTAAACCAATCAAGTTTTTCTTTTTCAGTACCTTCGCAAATATACACTGAAAGTTCATAATTAAGGATCCTATTCTGTTCTTCTTTAGTCAAATTATGAAAGAATCTTGCATTACCGTCTAAAATAGGGGCAAATCCATCTTTAACATATTGACATACTGAAATAGTTCTTTGTTGTCCATCAATCATCTCAAATGTTCCATCTTGGTTTTTAGACCAATACATAGTATTAAGTGGAAAATTCTTAAATACCGTATCGACTACTGCATCTCTTTGTTTATCTTTATAAATAAACTCTCTCTGGAAATTGGGCCTAATTGTCAGTTTACCATCATACCCAAATACACCTTCATCGCCTTTATCAACATACCCATTAACTACATCCGAAATCTTCACACGAAACTCCTTAATCTCCATAACCAACATCCTCACTTTCTTTTGATAAGAATTCTAGCATAAACTTTCTTCTTATTAATATACGGAACACCATAACTATAACTTGATGGATTATTAGTAATTAAACTTCCTACAATATCGAATTGTTCCGGACAATACTTATCCATAAATGTTATAGGTACACCCATTTCATCAAAATAATCTTCTGGAATCCAATCTGTTTTCTTTACTTCAATTGCGTTATAATTATCATATTTAGGATAATCTGATGGATTATATTTTTTCCATAAAATCATTTTGTTATGTCGGCCAGGAGTTTCAATATTTGTAAACCATCTAACTCCTGTAACTCTAACCCAATGTCTACCTAAATTATCTATCCCACAATTTTTAGCTGTTAATGGGTACGAGTCTGGAACATAAAATACCCTATCCCCGGAATGAATTGACTCACCTAACCAAATTTTATTATCTTTTAATAAAGGGAAAATCTCTTTATATGTTATTGCATTCTGATTACCAATAATTATAAATTTTTTATTATACTCCATTAATTGTGCTACATACTCTCTAAACAAACTAAACGGAGGATTTGTTACTACAATATCTGCTTCTTTCAAAAGTTCAATGCATTCTTGATTCCTAAAATCACCGTTACCATCTAACGGAGTTGTTACACAACATTTAATATCATTATCATTACCACCACTATATTCTACTTTATATGTTGGGGCTTCTTTATCATAATGTGTCGCAATTAATTTTTTTAAACCTAATACCCCAAATAAAAGATGAAAGTATTCCCAAAATGCAGAACTTTCATCGTCGCAATTACAAAGAACAACTTTATTTTTAAAATGAGGTCTATAGTAAATTAATTCTTTTTCTACATCTGTTCTTTGAGTATAAAATTCATCATTCTTTTCTTTCTTAGCTTTATGAAGAGTTTTTACACTATTAGCCATAACATCATAAACCTCCTGTAGTTATATTTTGGGCTGTAGCCCATTATACAACTACAGCCCATTTTAGTCAATATTTTTTACCACCGACTATCATAATATACACAATCTCCCTTCCAAACCCATAGCTTATACTCCTTTCAAACTCTCCTCAATTTCACAAAGACAAAAATCATCAATATGCGTTTTCTTACTATTAAGATCTTTTAAAGTATTTTTACTTTCATCCAAATGTGCTTCAGCAGAACAAATCTGCTTAATAGTATACTTCAAAAGACTATCAACAGTTTTATCATCAAGTTTACACTTTTTCATAACACGTTCAGCCGTATGCTCATCGAGAGGATTCAAATATGGTTTAATCTTAATGAGCAATTCTACTGTACTAATATGGTCTTGCATTTTCTTTATCTTTTTACTAAGATTATTATTAACTGCTTGTTTATAATAGCTATATGTAGTTTTAATAATTTCGGGAAGACTATAACGTTTTATAATACTACCATTATGAAAATACATATTTAAATTAACCTTAGTAGTAAGTAATTTATCCATATCATAATCATCTACTGTTCTACCTTTAGTTAACTCTACAAAGATATTCGTAGTAGCTTTACTAAAATCCTGTGGGATAGTATCAAAAGGTTCTAGCATTTTCTTTGGAGTGTATGTCTTCGTCATAATTGGAAGTTCTATTACATTAAAACTTTTCCTATCCTTATTAACAATATACCTCGCAGTCATATTTACTGAATCAAATCCCTCATAAAACAATTTATCAGAACAAGGCATTTTCAAAGATTTATATCTAAGATGAACCTTATTCTTAATAGGTTTACCTTCTACAATATCTTGAAGAAGATGAAACATATCCATAACATCAAACTTAGGGAGAGTATAGGCCACACCAAACCCAATAGCCGACACATAATCTTCAGTGTCAGCAAAGTGGCACAAATTGATAGGAAGAGGTGTAGGGAGATATTCCGGCTCCATAAAAGATAGATCATTATTGAAATAAGGAACATCTTCCACATACTTGAAACAAAGTTTGATAATTTTTTCACTTAATTTACACTCCGTATATCTCATAGCTGCTGGCTCAATAATATCCAAACCAACATTTGATCCAAAATTACCTACTCCATCCAGAAGACCATCCCTAACAAATCCAGCTACTGCCCCGGCAATTCCAGCATCACCATGTGGGTGATATTTGCCCATAGTTTCACCCACCAGTGTTGCAGTTTTTACTGGTCTATTAGAAGCAATCTTATATGCAGCATACAGTATCTTTCTATGTACACCCTTCAATCCATCTTTCTCATCACAAATAACTCTTCCACCCAAGTTAATAAATTTTCCATATTCATAATAATTCTCCTTAACTATCTGAGCTGCTGTTTTCTGTAGCATTCTCCTCTTCCTCTCTTTTAATGTGCTGAAGTTCTTCATACGCCTTACTATACAGTACTCTAAAACAATTGTCAACGTTGTCTTTCAAATCGTCTCTTAAATAACCTAAACCAATTTCATCAGTTTTTCCTTTATGTACTAAATATACCAACATAGCACACGCACAGGCTAAGTAACCCCGATACTTAATAGAAATGTTATATTTGATAGCATCAGCCATTCGTCTAATCTTATAATAGTCATCATCAGTTAAATTAAGTTTATTGATATAATTTGCATCATTACCTAACACATCACATTCCAACATCTCTTTAATCTCTTCAAGCATCATATTAATCCCTCCTTCTACACAATATAGACCTTAAATTTTCGTTCTTGCATCAGAGTAAACATGTATACTATTTTAAACAAACCAATCTTAATTATAATAGGCGCTTTTAAAGAAATTTGAGTTGAAATATTTTCTAACCAACAGAAATCTGCAAATACTAATCCTCTATTTAAAGGTTTAGCATAATTTAAATCATTATTCAAATAAATATGATATATTCTAATTTTATTGTGACTATCTATGTTGATGTCCATTAATCCCAATTTTCTTTATTGAAATGCTCCAATACAAAGTTAGTAAGTTCATCATCTTCTTTGTCTGGATAACTATCGTCATCTTCATACGCAATAAGTCTTTTTACAATTTTAAGTTTCAAATCATTATGATACTTAGTCAGCAAATACTCTGCAATATCATCAAAATCATCATCTCCAACATAAAGAATCTTCCAATGAACATCACACAGATATGCATTCTCATTCCAAGTATTTTTAATATGCTCTTCATTCAACAAATTATCAATCGTATTATTGATATTCTCAATATCATAATTACTACCACTATACATTTCATTATTAATAAACAACTGGTCTCTTACTTTATTATATTCAACACCAAATTTATCCTTAAAATCTTTCAAATCCCAACAACAAACAAGCTTACCAGTATTGTTTTCAACATAAATCATACACATACCTCCAAATAAAAGAAAAATTTAGGGGATAAGAGTTTATTCTCTCATCCCCTTTTTATTTAGTCCTTTAGTTCATCAAAGTAAATATCAAGTTTCTTAAAATCCTTCGGAACATCTTCAGTATTCATTACAGAGATCATATCCCAAGACCAACTACATACTTTATCAAAACAAGTAGCACAGTCTTCATGATAATCTCCTAAACCTTCATCCATAGAAGGAGCTGCTACTAGCAGAGGTAGAGGGTGAATAATCGTGTCATGATAATTTAGAAGCCTTGAATTAGAAGCCTTAGGTTTCTTGATATATTCAGCCATATCAACATATTCTTTCAATGTATGATTTACCAAACTATATTTCTGAATACTAAACTTATCAAAACAACTAAGGATATGCTCCAATTCTTTATCAGAAATTTCTTCTGTTTTTCTTGGGTCCCCTTCATTATTGTACAAGTCAATCATATAATCCGGAAGAGAACTACGATTTGTAAAGTAAATTAAATTTTTATCATTCCACAAATCATCTCCAATAGGACCTTCAACCTCTTTACCAACTTTTCTATCCTCCGTATAGTCACCAACCCAAGTTACATGCATTGGGTTATTATAAATCTTATACATAATAATACTTGGAAGTTCATTGCCAATATAACTATGTTCCATAATTTTCAAACCATTACCAAAATCATGACTCTCAATGCTATATCGGACACCATCACTGTTTTCAATTACAGGCTTCCAATACTGTCCCATAGTTTATATCTCCTTTACTTACTTAATGTTTTCAATTCTGGGATTTCCTTCGTCCCAGTAAATCTGCTGATTTTTGTATACTACCACATTATCTTCGTTAAACAATGTAGTAATATTAAAACCCTTTTCAAAGATACCTGGAAAATATTCTTTACTTACACAATATACACAATCATCACTATCTGAACCAAAATTAATGATATACACTCCATTATCATCTGTAGGCATACTACAGATACAGTATCTTCCAAACAACTGCACTTTGTAACCATACAATACCCCTACTCCAGATTTATCAATATCAAGAGTTTCCCAATCATGTATTGCCTTATGCTTCTTACAATACATATACGCACCATTAGTTGCTTCTTTAATATTTTCACAATACTTACAAGTTTCAGGGTCTTTGTCCTTTTTCAATGCTACTTTCTGAATCATAGACTCCTTCATCTTATTAAACCTTGTAAGTGTACTAATAAAGAACTCTGGCTTAAACAGAAGTTTGTTCTGTTTTAAAAACTTATCCAACTGAATTACTTCCATTTTATCACACCCCAATTATAATATTACTATACAACACTTTATATTACAAGTCCACTCACTCAAACTAACTAAATACTCTCCAAAATTAGTATTAATTTGAGCCATAGGATATGGCCAATCTAAGGGCATATAGGTTACATAAACTCTAACAGTATTTAGAAAATATACTGTTTCATATATGAATAACCGCCTCATAGATTCGCTAACTTTTCATCTCCGTCAATCTCTTCCGGAAACGGAGAAGGGATATCGTCAATATCCTTCACAATAGGATATCCACATGTGTCATCAATATATGATGTGCTAAAATTCAGTTTCTTTCTCCAATTAACACCCTGTGCATCAAAGAATCTAATTGCATTATTAATAAACTTGAACACTTCATTCATTTGCTTAAATGTAATATTATCATCAAACACAAATTTGTCAAGAGAAACAGCTTCTTTAATATTATTATCACAACTTTCATTGCTATCGTTATTACACGAATTAACTTTCGTATTCAACTTATTATTTTCCTCTTTAACTGTATTTTCTTTAAGTACATACAAATCGTAATTATAATCATTTAAGAAATCATAAATATTAAGTTTTTTCTTATCACTGTAAGCATTAAGCGATGCAAATCTAGTATATGCTACCACATACTTATCAGTAGGATTTTGTGCGGTATATTCTATAATTTGAGAAACTGCACTATCGACATCAAATTCTACACTCGACGAATCGTCAATAACACACAGTACTAAAGGTTTCGCATTTGCGTATCCTCTACCACACATTTTAAATAATTTCTTCAATTCTTTATCTTGTTCTGGTGTCAAACGATAATTTCGAATTTTACAAATAGGTTCATTATATTCATCACACAAATATTCCGTAAGTCTACTTATAACATTAGTGCGAGAAATATCTTCATTAGAATTAGACCATTTTTTAACCATAAATGACTTATAAAAATGTTTAAGAAATTTACTACAAAGTACTACAGTCTTTTTACCATTCTTGTCATGATATGGACTTTCATTAATTACTTTGTGAAAGTTCAAAATTTCACTATATTCCAAATCGCGCTGATAAGTTGCACTCATATGTATTCTCCTCCTTATTTAATACTTATAATACATCATAATCTTTGCCGCTTCTTCCTTGCTTTTCAAGATCACGTCAAAGTATCTACCAACACGATCATTACCATAAGCCTTTCTAATTTCTTCTTCAAAATCCAGACTGCATTTGTAAGTATCTTTAAAACTTACCAAGTTATTTTCACGACAATACTCATCCATTCCTTTATTGAAGAACGCACCAGCCGAATCCAAATGAGCAAGGAACTGCTCTTCAATAGTCATTCCTTCTTTACAAGGAGACGGTCCATTAGGAACCTCCTGCTTGTAAACATCGATCATCTTATGAATCTGGTCCCACATTTTAGATTTAGACCTATTAATAAACGCTTTATAATCTTCCTCCAGATCAGCATTAATATTTCCCATAGCAAGCATGTACGACCGATCCCCAGAACGGTCTCCGGCATTCAAGGCCATAAATCTTGTATCCGCTGAAGTTTCATATGCTTTCAAACGAATCCCCTGGCCATATTTCTTTTTATTGTTGTTTGGAATTCCAGGAAAGGTGGCATACGTTTTCATAATATGCCAATCAGTAAATACCAATCTGGAAACCAACTGATTCTGTTCAATATGCGCCCTAGGCATCTTAATGGGCGTTTTTCTGCAACCCTTAAATTGGTCCATAGCATATCCCCACGTCCAACGCTTAAGATCATACGGTACATTACTTGGGCCAAAGGTAATTCCAAGAGTCTTACGGATATAATACATCAAATCCGTAATCAGATATGTATTTCCAGTTGCCTCATTGTAATTCGAAAACTTAACAACAACATCCTCAAACGCTTTTTCATTTTTTCCAGTGTACTTAAGCATAACTGCATTCCTCCTATGATTTTAAATCATTTTTACAATTCTGAAAGCCAACTACTTTAGCGCATTTATAATAAAGGCCAGTACCCTTTTATTGAGTACTGGCTCTTATTTTATTTATTATTTTAATCGGAGAAAGTTTCAGGTTCCCCAAATTCTTCTAGAAATTTACCAATTTCAATATCAGACAATGATACAAACTGAGGTTTTCTTCCTTTTCTACATAGATATCCACAGATAAAGAAGGGGCCAATTATTCTATCCATAGCTGTATGAAACCCTCTCAAAGATCTATTAGGCAATTCTCCCCTTAGATAAGCACTATCGCCACAAACTAAAACATATTTTCCCTTAGGATACTTCACTAATTCAATAAGATCATTAAGCAACTCCTTAAATGCCTCTCTACTATTCTCAATTTTGATAACCTCTGCTTCTTTTCCAGGAGCACAATACACAACTTCCAACTCCTCAGGTGTAACAAATGCCATCAACAAAAACCCCTTTCAGATAAATTTATAAAACGATTTATTTAATATAATCCTCTACCAACTTATCCCGACTTTTCCAAATCTGTGCAATTTCATCTTTATTTGACTCAGTTACTTGAATCAATACTCGCGTATCTTCATCAAATGCACAGATAGCCAAATCCTCGGCATTCATTTCACCTAATCCCTTAATTCTGGAAATTGGGTATCCCTTAGACTTATACTCCTCCATTTTCTCCTTTGTATATAACGGGATAAACTTTTTCTTTTCCCTCGTTGTAAACAAAGGAGTAATCCCAACATATAGGTGACCTTGCTTTATAAGTTCTGTAGCATACTTATCGAAAAATGTTATCAATAATGCTACAATATGTAAACCATCACTATCAGCATCAGCTAAGATAACAACCTTCCCATACCTAATTGACGATAAGTCAGGACTATTTGGTTTAATTCCCACCGTATTAAATATTGCTCCTACAGTTTTAGAATCAATAATTTTTTCTGTAGAACTATTTAATACATTAAGAATTTTTCCTCTTAAAGGTAGTACTGCATGTCTTTTAATATCTCTACCCTTTAGAAGAGTACCTCCTGCTGACTGCCCTTCAACAATGTAGAGTTCTCTTTCTTCTAACTTCTTAGAACTACAATCTCTAAGAGACTCTACATTAACCTTAGTTTTACTTTTCTTAACTTCTATCTTTTTTGCATCCTTATTCATTTTTACATTTTGTGCAATCTCCAATTGCTGTTTGACAAATTCAGGATGCTTATCTAAGATAGCATTAACCTTATCCTGATCAAAAATGTAACTATACCTATTAAGTCCACCCGCCAAGGTATATTTTTGCTGACCTGTAAATGATGGGTCCGACAACTTAGCAATACACAACATGTTAATTCCCACTACCATACTATCTTCATCAACATACATACCATCTTTTTTAGCTTTTTCATAAAGGTATGTATTAAATGCTTTTCTGAAGAACTGGTAGTGGTTTCCTAAGTCCATCGGAAGTGTATTGACTACACCCCTAAATACGAAAGAAGTTGTATCTGGAACTTTTCCAACATAAATAGTACAGGAATCCTTAATTTTCTTTCCATCAGATTCCCTAACTCCATAAATAGTTTCAGTAAAGTATTCGCCATTTACTTTATCTGAAAACTTATTTAGGATATCATTATTTACTTTAATATTCTCAACAGTTCCATCTTCATTTACAATTTGAACCAAAACAGTTGCTTTTTCACTACTAACAAGAATTCCTTTGCATCTTTCAATAACTACATTTCTATCAATATCAAGACTTTCAAAATACTCTTGATTAGGCCAAAACGAAATTTTTGTACTAAAGTTAAATTTCTTATTATGAATCTTTGGCTTTATATTTTTATCATCTGAACCAAAGAACTCATATTCATAATATAAACCATCTTTTACTTTAGTAGTAATACTCATTCTACTACTAAGTGCATTAACTATTGTCAAGCCTTCACCATGAAGACCGGCCTTTTGCGAATACAAGTCATTATCAAATTTACCTCCAGTTCTTAAGGAGGTACAAATTTCAATTGGGATATCATATTCCATATCCTTTTGCTTAATTGGAATACCCCGTCCATTATCCGCAACTGCATATACTTGGTCCCTATAATTAAGGAACACTACAATAGTATCTGCATAACCGCTTAAAAGTTCATCTGCTGCGTTATCAATAACTTCTGTCAGCAGATATAACGGGGTTTCTCCATCCCTAATATAGTGAGCTACATTCTTCTGAATATGCTCAAAGTCAGATAAGTGCCTAAACGCCACTCTCCATCACTCCTTTATAGAAACCAACTTAAAATTAAAATAACTGCGCCTACCCACCAAATCTTAAACCAAATTCCATTACTAAACCTGACAAAATCTTCCCAATTAAACCAAGGAACATCACTTCTCCAAAACTTCTCATACACTAATGTAATTAAAAAATATGATAAATACCCGCCGCACATACCAACAAATATTGTACTACACGCATTTACAATTACTTTAATTAAACCCATACTTTTCACTCCTTCTAAATTTGAATGGGATTTTATACCAAGGACTTGAACTTGTCAAGTCTCTAATAAAGAGACGAGATCCGAAAGAACACTAACATAATATATATACAAATTTTGACTTGGAATCTGAACAAATAAAGATATATAACCTACAAAGATAGGAGGTCAATAACCCACGACTAAAGTCGTGGGCTTGTGAAGAAAACTGAAGGTGGCGCTTCAAATAACTCACAAGGGTAAGAAGAGACTAGATTCGCTGAGTGGAACAACACACGTTTGAAGGCAATTATACGCAGATGGAAAGCCAACCAGTGACAGAAAGACGTATTACGGATACCTCCCTAGTCTGTATTCAACGTCGCGTATAATATCGAAGGGAATTCAATACTAGAGGTGCAGTTACTGCTGCACACTCCGAAAGGAGAAAGATGTTTATGGTTCCAGTTTTAGATAAGAACTTAATTCCATTGATGCCGTGTAAAGAACGTAGAGCACGTACCATGATGAAAAAAGGTAGAGCTAAACCGTATTGGAGAGATGGTATCTTTTGTATTATACTACAAAACGAACCATCTGCTAGAAACTACAGCGATGTAGTTGTTGGAATCGATCCTGGTTCTAAACGTGAAGGAATTACAGTTGCAACGGAACAACGAGTAGTTCTCAATATTACGTCTGAAGCGATTACTCATGTTAAAGACAACGTAGAAACTAGACGTACATTAAGAAGATCGCGTCGTCAAAGAAAAACACCATATCGTAAATGTCGTGAAAATCGAAAAAATAATAACAAAGACGATAAATTGCCATCATCAACAAAATCTCGTTGGGATGCTAAATTACGTATACTTAAAAAACTTAAACAAATACTTCCTATTACCGATGTTTCAGTAGAAGATGTTGCTGCAAAAACGATAAAACGTGCGTCTAAATGGAATAATATGTTTTCTCCTTTAGAAACTGGTAAATCGTATTTTTACAAAGCTATCGAAGGTCTAGGTTTAATCGTATTCAAGTGGAAGGGTTACGAGACGCACGAATGGCGTTTACAAGCTGGATATAAGAAAACGTCTGAAAAACTTAAAAATGCGTGGGAAGCGCATAATGTAGATAGTCATTGTTTATGTGAAATGGTTTTAGGTTATTGTATAAAACCAGTAAAGATATTGTGTCTACTATCGTTTTTACAAGTCAATAGACGTAATCTATTTAAACAAACTATTCTTAAACATGGAGCTAGAATACGGTATGGTGGTACAATGTCGTTAGGATTTAAGAAGAATACGTTAGTAAGATATCCTAAGTATGGTTTAAGTTTAGTTGGTGGTAATACGAAAGGTAAGCTATCGTTACATAATATACACAACGGTAGTCGTCTTTGTCAAAACGCAAAATTAAGTGACTTAACGATTGTTAGTTACAATTTAAAATGGGTTTTACAACTGATAGTTCCTAAAGTTGTAAAAGCAGGCTCTTCCCATGACTAAAGTCACGGGTCTCCACCTGCTACTTTGATTAAATTTCTTCGAAAAGGAGCCAAATAATGAGTTTATTAGCTAATGTGCAAATCACCACTGATTCTTCTTCTAGAGTAGGTAAAAGATTAGTTATATCTGGATTAAATGTACATGAGTTAAAGAAAGACATTAGATCTTTTTTTGGTAAGAACATTCC